CTAAATGCGCATATTGTGTTTTGACCTATTAATGGTAAATTATCAGTTAATAAAAGTAGTTGTTCTTTATCAATTATATATTTGTATTCATCTTTTATCTCAACCGGTTCTCCATTTTTTATTTTATTTTTAATGTAATTTAAAAAAGTATTAGGATTATCTCCCCAGCTGATATTACCAATTCTTATAATGTTGTAATTTTTAAAATTAGATTTTATAAGTAATTCCATTCTTCTCTTATGCATCAAATACTCATTTCCAATTTTACCCATATCATCTACCGAAATAGAACTAAAATAAAACAAACATTTATTTTTATCTTGTTTATCTAATAATTCCATTTCACGCCAATATTCCGATTGGTTTGTTTCTGTACTATTTGAAACACCAGATGCAAAGAAGATTGCTCCTTCTCTGTCGTTTAATACGGAAGCTATATCACCCCTACCTACAATCATTATTTGTATTTGTTTGTTATTAAAGTATTTAATTCTGGATTTCTATCGTATTGATGTACTAATACAAATGGAACATTACCGTTCATAACTAAATCATTTTCTATTTTAAAATCAATCTTTGTAGTTCCAACTTGTAATGCAAAATCTGAATTAATATCAACTTTATCTTTTATAAGTTCGTTGTGTATTACAAAATTAAAAGAACTTTGGTCTGTAAAATGTCTAACATCTCCTGATTGAGATACTAACCAATTTAACATTAGTAAATCTTTTACTAATTTATATTTTCCAGCAATTACTCCTACATTAGCAATTGTGTTTGATTTAATCCAATCCCAAAACATCGGTCCGTATCCTTCGTGTATGTTTTTATGACCCCAAGGTTCGTTCTCATATGTAACACATTCGGATGCACAAATTATTTTGTTCTTATTAGTTAATTTTAACCAATCAGATGGATTTGTTTGCCATACAATATCTCTTACATCTGTTGTGATTATATGATTCCACTCTCTTTCATCGTTTTGTAAAAACCACCACATATCAATCAATCTTCTCATATGAGGATGACCTTGTAATTCAGCACCATAACATTCCCAACCTTTATCTGTTAAATAATCAATTGTTTCTTTTGGTATATTATAGCATATCATCACTTTATCACCATTGTATCCACAATCGTTTAGTGATTCAACATATATTTTAATCTTTTCTGGCAAATAGTTTGCTATTGCCGATATAACTAAATCTTTCATTATAACTTTTTGATTTCTTCTATATCTTTTAAATAATCAACTATTTCGTAGTTTTTCCAATTGGTATAGTTTGGATATAAATCTGGTCGTTCGTGATACCACGCTTGTACCATTTGTTTATTTTGAACAACATCATATCCACCTGCCATAATAACAAATTGTCCTAATGAATCTGGCCAACCAATTAATTTATCATACGATGCAATCATATCATAATTTAATTCTAATATGTGTCTGAATTTTTCCCAGCTAATAATCCATTTTTGACAATCTATAATAAATCCACCACTAGCACCATATCCTTTGTTACCAAATATATTTAATGGAACATCGGTATTACCACCCAATTGTTGAATGATATACAATATATTTTCGGTTATTATATTTGCGTTATATTCTAAAACTGCTATTCCAAATTTATTTTCTTTTATGATACTAATTGGTTTAATAACAAAACTATCTTCTTCTAAAATAATCATAAATTTAGAATCGGATTTTTTACACGCCCAATATATGTTATCACACCAAAGTAATGCGTTATCTTTTGGCCAACAATTTCTATCACTTTTGTGATTTTGAAAACTACCAGGATATCCTATTTGAAATGGATTTTTATAACATTCTGCGTTATATTTTTCAGCTATTTTTGTATAATTTTCAAAATCACCATTATCATCGACACTAATATAAATATCTCCATCAGGATAGAACTCTCTAAATTTTCGGAAGGAATTATCAGCTGCTTCCCAATTTTTATAACCCCAAAGATACGCGTTTAACAACTTATTCATAACAGATTTTAGTAAGAATATTTATCAAAGAATTCATCAATTTCTAATAGATTTAAAAAATATTTTCTATTATTTACAAAATTATTCCAATTTAAAGATTCTTCTAGTGTGAACCCATCGATTGGTATATTTTTTCCTTTTGAAATAATACCTACCCCATAATCAGTATTAACGACTGATATATCTAAGTTTACATCCAAATGTCTTAATTTTACAATAGATTTCCAAACATCACCATTCCATGCAACTGCTTGTCTAGGTACTAATTGTGAGTCATATGAAGGTGGGTTACAATCGTGTAATAATATAAAACCACCATCATTTAAATGTTCTAATGAGTTTTTAATATCAATATCAACTTGTTCGGAATGGTGTAATCCATCTATAAAAATAACATCATACTTTTTATTTGTTATTTCAGACAACGCAAAGAATTCATTAGAACCCATTTTATAATTTATTTCTGCACAAGTAACTTTTTCTTCAACTACCGGGTCAACTCCGTCTTTATTTGGTGCTTCTATTCTTCTAATACAATCACCAAATGCTACACCTATTTCTAAATAATCTTTAAAATTGTATTTATTTATAATATAATTTACTAAATCATACCTCTTTACTATTGAATTATTTTGTTCAATAATCAATCTGTCCTGTGTGTTGTTTATCATCTTTTTATTTAAATTTTCCTAGTCTAAATTTGTTTGAAATTTGTATTGTTGATTCTTCATTATCTATAAATTTTATATTCGATTCACCTATTCTTTTTACTAAGAACTTATAAAGACAATGAAACAATCCAGGACAAAAGTGTGTATTTTTACCAAGCCAAGTTTCTTTTAAAGAAATAATCACATCATCTAACATATCTTTTGGAAAAGCATAAAATGTATCTGTTGTTAAATACGTTTCATCCCAATGATTTAATTCTTTGAATAAAAAATTAAACTTTTTAAAATCAATACCAATATTACAACGAATATCTAAATCAAATCTAGTTGTTATAATAAAATCAATATCTTCATCTTTTAATTTTTCTAAAGAATCTATGTAAGTATTTGCCGCAATTTCAGCTGAATTATTATTTGTTGATTCTAAAATTGTATATTTTGTTGGTTTATATGTTTGTAAAATATTATCTGTTTCGGAAGTATCGTATGTATAAACATAAATTTTAATATCATTATTTTCTTTAAGAGGATTTATTACATTTTTAAATAAATTTTCATATGCATCTTTATAAGTATGCATACCATTACCTAAATCATTGTGTGATAATCCTGCAATATTTATAGCTACTTTCATTTGTAATTAATTATATAGTCCGAACAAATACCAATACATTCACTAACATCATCATTATGTATTTCAGGTAATACTGCAATACTTCTTTTGATTGGTTGTTTACCAGGAAATGCCCAAATGAAATTTTTTGATGTTAATGTTATGGTATCCGTTTGATGCCAAAAATAGTTAAATCCACCAATTGCATTAAACCATTCAACTGCTTCTATATTCTTGCAATGTATCCATAATTTATTAACTCTCTGATTAAACCAAAGTTGTGTTATACCATATTCAGGTCCATCGTGTCCTAAATATAAAACACCGTCAACCATCCATACATCAATTTCTACATCATATCCAGCATGAATTGCTTCATCGATATATTCTGGATGATTTTCATTTTCTGGCAATTTACCATTTAAATTTCCTCTATGTGATATTAATCTCATTTGTGATTTTCTAAATAATATTTTAAATCTTCAGGTGTACCCAATCCCCACATTTTTTCAATATGGAATGTTTTAATGATTTTGCAATCCGCGATTGCTTCGTTGAATACTGGACAAACATAGAATTCGTTATTTACTCTAATGTTTTTTTCAATCATTTGTTCTGTGTATTTAACATAATCAGAACCTTTAGCCCAATAGTAAACACCAACAGTTGCAATATCGGAAATTGGATTCTTCTCTTGAACTTCAGTCACATAACCATATTCATCCACTTTAGCAAAACTCCATTTAGGGTGTGTTGCAGTAAATGATACAATACCACCATCCACTTTTTGTTCAATCATTTTATACATAAACTCATTTGAATCCCATTCTAAAAATTGGTCAGAGTTTGCCATAACTAATGGAGTATCTGAATCAATGTATTCTTTTGCTAATAAAGTTGTACAAGCCGCTCCATCCGTAATACCATCTACCTCTACAATTTTACAATTGGGAGTGATTAAGTTTAATAAAGTATCTAAGTTGTATTTTGCTCTGTGTTCTTTCTGAACTACAAATATATAAGTTGCATCTATATTTAAATTGTCCACAACTGTTTGAATCATAGGTTTTCCATCTACATCAATTAATGGTTTTGGGAATGTGTAACCAGCTTGTTGAAATCTACTCCCTGCTCCTGCCATCGGAATGAGTACATTTAATTTACCCCCTTGCCATTTTGGTATGCTCATAGTATGTTTTGTTTCGTCTAATTTACGAATAATTTTTGATAAATCCAAGTCTTTTGGGGAATTTACTCTTAAAACATTTGCTCTACTTCTACTTGCCGCAAGTAACCCATGTGGAGAATCTTCTACAATAAGAGTTTCTTCTGGCAACACACCCATCATACTCATTGTCTTCCAATACATTTCGGGATGTGGTTTAGAGTTCTTTACATCCTCATTAGAGATGATTAAATCCATATACTCAATTATACCTATCTTTGCTAACATAACCAACACAGACCTTCTAATTGAGTTAGAAGCACATGCCAACTTATATCCTTTATTACGGAGTTCTTTGAATAACTGAATTAAACGAATATCAGGTTCTAATTGAGATATTGCTTCAATTGTTAATTGTTGCTTTCTATTCCAAACCGTTTCATAAGTGTTTGAGTGTAACCCTTTATTTTGAGTAAGTAATTCTAATTTCTGATTAGTTTTTAAACCATCGTAGATTGATAAATGCTCTGCTTCCGTAATTACATATTTATCACTTTGTCCAATTTCCCATAACGCAGTATTTAATGTATCGTAGTGTATATGTTTAGCTTCCACTAAAACACCATCTAAATCAAATATAATTAATTTTGTCATTTTCCGTATTTTTGCCAATCGTTGTGTTTAAACAAACCTTCACCGTGTCCAACTTTGAATTGTTGTTGTGCCCACCACTTACTGATATTACCCTCTAATCCAATACCCTCACCTGCAAATGGTTTAACAGTATCTAAGTAAAATTGTTTCTTATAAAGGCAAGGATTGTTTGTCCAATTACCATATCTAGATGTAGTATGAAACATATCATCAGATTTTTTAATAAATTCGGAAAACTCAATACTAGGTTCACACCAATGTAATGAATCTAATAAGTGTGGTGATGTGCATCCAATTTCATCATCATAGTAAGTAAGTTCTTTACCTTTATGTCTAAATGAAAAATGTGGGTTACCAGGTTCTCTTCTATGTCTTAAACGAACCACATCTAACCCTGCTTCAATTGCTTTACAACTTTTTTGTAATCTTAAAAATGTAGTTGCTTCGTTTTCTATTAAATTCCAATCATGTTCTAATACTAAAACATAATTCTCTTTTGCGTTTTCGGTTAATCTAATAAATGCTTGCCCTATTCCAATATTCCGTTGCAGAGCAATACAATCAATTCCAAAATGCGATGCAATTTCTATATCTTGCGTTGTTACTTCTTGAAATAATATTGTAACATCATTTACAATATCAAATAATCCATTGTTATGGTATGTGGTTAGAGTGTCTACCAATACTTGCCCACTATGCCATGCTAATATCCCTATACTGATTGGTAACTTTTCCATTTTTCTATTAATTTATCTACTACCTGAATCTGTGTGTAGTTATGTAATACCTTCATCATTCCATTATGTGCTATCCTTTCTCTCTCTTCTTCGTTTTCATTGTAAAAGTTCATCTTTTCTATACAATCAAACATATCATCGTAATACACAATATCTTCACCATCTATAAACATATCTCTCAATCCGGTTTCGAGTGGTAGATTATCAGTTAATACCATTTTACCACAAGCCATTCCTTCAAATATTCTACGAGTAATTTCTTTCCATCTACTATTTTGAACTACCATTAAACCACTATTTAAAAACTCCGTATGTTCTTTCACATCCATTCCATTTTTATTACCAACCCCTCCTTCTGCCCATATTGTAAGGTAATCAAGAAATTCAGAATTACCATATCCTCTACTAGTAACTGCTACATATTCGGGTTCTGTACCTAATGGAAATTGAACTGCCGTATCTGCAAAATGTGGAATCCAAATCGAGTTAATTCCATTTTTGCTATATTCCTCTGCACATTGTTTATCAGGTGTAATTGTTAAATGAAATCTATCTGCTTTTGGTGAATTTCTTTCAAAGTTTTGTGGGTCATCCCCACTTTCTTGTATCCAAAATGAGTTTGGTAATAACTTTTTATCTAAATAAGGTGAATCAAATCTACCCCAATCTAAAAACATTACTATATCAGTTTTTGGATTTAATTCTAACCACCTTTGTAATTTTAAATCATGATAACTACCAGTTTTATTAGAACCAATTGAAACAATTTCAGTTTGCCAACCTCTCAATTGGAATTCTTTAACAATTGCCATTGGTGTAGACCATTCTTCACCATCGTAAGCGTATAAAAATGTTATTTTCATAAATTATATTAATGAAGTATAATCTTCTCTTTTAAAATTTATTTCGTACATATTTCTTTTTTGCATCATAGCATCATTTTCATCTTTATTAAATTCTGAATATGGTTTCCAATTTATTCCCATTTGCACATATGCCAATTCCGCATTCCATCTATCTTTGTAAACACCTTCTATATTTATAGTTTTTGCGTAATCACCTTTCATCCACCAAAAATTGCCAGAATATATTGTGTGATTTGAATTATTTACAGTTTCCAATAATACACCATATGTGTTAAAATCGGTTTTATCAAATATTCTAAATATATTTTTAATTCTTTCAATATTAAAGTATTGCATTAAATTTCTCCAACTTACTACATTTGGGTAGTTTACTTCATTTTGTCTAGATGCTCCTTTAGTATGAAGATACAAAATATAATCCGAATTTCCAAATGTTTCTTTATCTTTTTCTATTAAATCTAAAGTAACGAATTCGTTTCCTTTTGAACGAACATCTCTTATTCTATAATTTGGTTTATGATAATCGTAAAATCTTTTTATGATTGTATCGGTTGGTGAATTATCATCTGCTATTGAAATACCCACATTTAAAATAAAAGGCATATCAAAATAAGTTTCAATAAGTTTAAGTTGTTCATCTATAATAGATTCAACTCCTTCAATTGAGTATATGTGATAATATATGTGAACCATTATAAAGTGTTGTAGTAACTATTTTGTTTTTCTTGTCTTGCAATTTCTTTGATGTGTTTGATACAATACACCTCATCACCTGGAAGATTGGTATAAGATTCAAACCCACCAATTCTTTCGTGAACTTTACCACTCCAACCAATTGTAGGTTTGTTTCTGTAAATACGAGTCTGTGCATCTGGAAAATTAACCCATCCATATTCGTTTACATTCCAACCCCATTCTTTAATATGCTTATCCGTTAAACCATTTACTATGTTTATACGAGGAACTAATATTAAATCTTTATCTGTGTTTGCATCTAAAATTTCTTCTAAATTAACAATAAGATTCTCATCCAATAATTCATCTGCATCTAATTGAAATATCCACTCACCTGTACATTGTGAATTTAAAAAGTTTTTCCATTGTGCAAAATCATTATCAAATTCCGATTCAATCAAATTGATTTTATCAGCATTTGCTTGTAATTCTAAATACTCTAATAATTCGGGTTGTGCTTTGGGTGTATCTAATAGGACTACTATTTCGGAATTCTCTCCTTTATAGTTTAATAACTGAGTAAGTAATTTAATCGTTTCATCGAATTCATTACATACTGTAATTGCGTAACTTATTTTCATTATTCTTCTGTTTTTATAACTTCGTCTTCTCCACCCGTTGTATATGGTTGATATGGTTTATAGTGTGCCATTCTTGCTTGATGCTCATTCCACATATCTGCTGATGGTTTATATGTGTTGTTTGTATAACTCATATTTGAACCACTAGGATACCATCTTGTTGTTGTAGATGGGTTATATGTAATAGAACCATATCCAGGCGTAGCTACAATAGTTCCACTACTGCCAGATGATACTGTTAGTGTTGTATCAGTTCCACTGGTTATCTTATATGGGTTGTATGGGTCATATGGTTGAATAAATGGTAGTGTTTGTATTGGTGCAGTATTCGGAACTCCAAATGGTAAAGATGGTGTTGGTTCATCTTTAACTTTTGCCAATTTTTCTTTTACAATATCCCATTGTTTTGGAGTAATATTGTATTCATGTACTCCTTCTGAAAACCCCTTTAACCAAAGGATAAATTCTTTTGATGTCATAACTATTGTTCTTTTACTATTGAATCGTTTGTTGGTTGATTTTTAAATGTTGCCGCAGGTTGTGGTTGTGGTTTTGGTAATTTGTTTTTAGGAACTAATTGTGTATTATCCATATTAATATGTGTAATTTTTCCTAAACCACTTAATTTGTAAGTTCTATAAGAATCATTTGATATGATTGGTACTGAACTAACTATTTTTTCATAAAAGTTTTTAGCACCACCTTTAATGTTTAATTCTGTATCTTCATTTACAAATTTACCAAAAAACTTTTTAATCAAATTTGGGTTTACATTTGATACTTTAATCGCATGAACTATATCTTTTGATTTTGATACAAATAGTGTATAAATTATAGGTGCAGTTGTTTCTGAATAATTTCCTCTATGCCCATCTATATATTGATATTCTTTGATTATATAAAAATTACCCCTAACCATCTGATTAGGAGTAACTTTATTTGCATCATCGATGAATCTTCTATATAGTGGATTGAAATTACTCATCTTTTTTTAGCATCTTCAATTTAGGTAATTGCAGTTGTTGAAACTTAGGTTGTACTTTACTATAAATACCATATTGATTCAAAATTGTATCAAATAATTCGGTCATTTTTCCTAAACTAAAGTTCTGTTTATTCTGTTTTCCTAATTTAGATGATTCAACTTTGTATTTATCATAATTTTTATAAACATCTTTAATTTTAACCAAAGCTTTTGAAATATTTACATTAAACCACTTTGCCTCTTTTAATAAGAATTGGTCTGCTGCCGATTCATGTACTTCTTTTAATTCACCCTCTAACAACACCGCACCATTCTTTAAGAAATCTAAATGACCACTCCAACCACTCACTATAACTGGCTTACCCGTCAAACTGAATTCTAATAATGGTCTACCAAATCCTTCACCTTTTGTAAAGTTTAACATTGCCTTTACTTTTGGATGTTCGTATAATCCATTCATTTCAGTTTCAGTTAAATCACCATGTAATAAATAAATAGGAACTTGTCCATAATCTTTACCCAATACCTCTCTAATCTTTTTAATAGTTACCTCTCTATCCAATACACTAAATCCTGCTGAACTGGTTTTAAGAACTAATGCAGGTTTCTTCTTTTCGTTTTTAAATGCCATTGCGAATGTTTTAATCATCATTCCCACATTCTTTCTATCCTCACCCAAATCACCTCTTAACCAATGTCCTACAAATAAGAATGCAAAATCTTCTTTGATTTCATCTAATTCTGAAACATATTGAAAATCGTTAGTACCAAAGTTTTCATTAAATCCTTCAAACAAAATTTCAACTGGTTTTTGGATTTTATGTTGTGCAATCAATTTACCACTTTGTTTATCTTGTTCATTATAAACAGTATCAACTAAACTTTTCTTTGAATGCTCCGATGGTGTGATAATTAAATCCATCCTATTACAACCATGTATCCAATCTAATGCACAATGTGTGGTTTCGATTGCTGCCGTAATACCAATATTGTAAAACCCAACGGGTTGAAATTCATTTGGAACTGTAACTTGAATATAAATATCAGGTTTTTCTTGTACACCTGGAATAATATTATCAACTACCCATTTATGAAATTCATTATCGTAATTAAGAACATCCATTGGAGTCTGTCCCCAACGAGTGCTAATAACTTTAATATCAAATTTATCTAACTTATATAGAGAATGTAATAAATCTCTCGCGTGGTCACCATATCCACTCCTTGTTGCTACTGGTGCCTGAAATACTAATGTTGGTTTCATACTATAACTCTATTAACTTAAATTTTTTCTTTGGTGTCCAATTTTCAAATGCTCCTTCCATGCCATCTACTAATGTTTTACACATTGCTTCTCTGCTTAACAAACCATCTCCCAACATCCACTTTCTACCTTTGAATGCTGCTGCATCTCTATCCTCTTTTGGCATCCTATACCAATCCATAATTAAAGGTGAAATATCTTCAAAATCAACTCTATCATCAAAGATATATGGAGTTGGAACTGAACCTGTTGTTGAACGAACTGGCCAAATTGGTTTAACCCAATCACCCCAAACTACTGTATTCTTTTTATGTCTATCATGCAATGAACCAATCTCTACATAATCATCTGCGGTTAATAACTTACCAGTACCTTTATCTCTGAATCCACATTGGTCTTGTAGTCCACCTGTAACTGTTACGATAATAGGAGTTCCTGCCATTATAGATTCTGCAGTTGCTAATCCAAATCCTTCGTTAGATGCTACATTTATTGTTACATCTCCTAAATTATAAAGATAGTTCAATTGCTCTTCTGTATATCTGTTTGGTGCAAATACTACATTTGTTTCGGATGAGCAACACTCTGCTACTGTTCTTGGTAAATCTGTACCATGCTCTTCTACTGGTTGAGTATGCATTAGTAAACAAACTTTATCTCTATGCTCCGGTGCTAATGCCTCCACAAACTTATCAAAAGCTAGAATTACATCAATTGGTTGCTTTCTACGAATGTTTCTATTGTTCCAATATAAAACAAAATCATACTCTTTATCACCAAAGATTTCCTTTTTAAATTCTTTTGGAACTTCTACTGGTTTGTATAAATCAGAATTGATACCATGTGGCACATAACTTACTTGCCAATCGGCAGGTTTAACCCAATGTTTTTCTTTATCCCATCCCCATACTCTACGAGTAATACCATAAGTTTGTTTAGAAATACAACCAATCCAATCACAACTTTCGTAGTAATCTCTGTTGTATTTTGGGTCTGGTAAATCATCCCAAATGTGATAAAAGAAAAGGGGTACTGATTGACGAATTTCATGCTCAATTTCATACAACCAAATCCAATATCTCGGGTCTGTAAAGTGAAGAATTGCATCAGGTTTTTCAATCATCAACAACTGACGGATAATATCTGGATTACCATAACCATCCGATGGATAAATTTTAACCGAAGCATCTGCTACCTTTGTTATCTCTCTAACATTGTCATTTAAATCTAAAACTTTACCTGCTTCCGGATGTTTGATTGCTGCTCCTAATTGTACCCAATCGTACTTATCAACCGTTCCCATAACTAATTGTTTGGAAACATTGGCGATTCCACTCGACATTCGGAGGTCATCCGATAATAATAGTATTTTCTTTTTTGCCATAACTTTTATTTATAATTATATGTATTGGAAATTTAGATTTTTCCATCACAAATTCCTCTTTGAGAGAACTCACACCATTTACAATTCTTCTTATTTTTACCAGGGTTCTTTACAAATTCTACTTGTCTGTATTCACCATTTTCATCAAATACACTATCTACAAATTCTCTAAAAGAAGTCCATGCTTTGTTTACAGATGGTTTACCACTTGCAGGTATATGCTTTGAAATACGAGGTATTGTATAATCTGTAGATTCTGATACTTTACGTTTTAATATGATGAATTCGGCATCAATCATATCTTGAGATATATTCAATAACTCTGCGTAGAATTTCTTATAAAGGAGAATCTGTGCATTTTTAATATCATCTGCTTTTTGGTATTTATTCCAACCCATAGTAGATGTTTTAAAATCTATAATACGATAGCGACCTGTAACTTTGTTTCTAACCACCATATCTAAAAATCCTAAAAAACTTACATTTTCAGCAATTTTAGTATTGATAGGTTGTTCGATTGCTACTAACTCATCATTTGTTAATGAAAAGAAACTGTTGAAGTTTTTAGGTTTTTGGAAATAATCTAATATAAGATTTCCATCTTCTAAAAACTCAACCAATTCTTCTTTTGTACAAATAGGATTAGTACCATCTAATGATTCTTTTAAATACAACTCACGCATCTTCTCTTTCAAGAATGCTTTTGTATCCATTAGTTTATCTGCTTGTGATTTTGAAATACGCAAACACTTATCCAAATATGTTTGGAGTGTTTCGTGCATTGCAGTTCCAAATACTAAATGGATATTTGATGTAGAGATGGATAACCCATCAATATAATTCAACTTATACTGATATGGGCATCCGCTCCACATTGAGTATTGACTAAAAGAAACTCTTCCCACTATATTTTAAGTTTAAGTTTGGTAATTTGTTTTGAATCAATACCATATTTTTCACAGATGAATTTAATGTTTTCTCTACCCTCTCTCGAAGAATATAGAATTTCTATGTAATCCATAGCTTGATGCTCAGAACAAATATACTCATTTTTTATGAGATTAACAAGCCATTCCTCATATTTTTCTCCTGCTTTTCCTTTAATATATTTTAGGTAATACTTTCCTTTAGGGATGATGTTTATGTACAACTTATACATTTCCTTCGGTGATAGAGTTTGCGTTAAAGGAAGTATGGTTGCAATGAGTTCTACCCATTCAGGTTTCATCGAAAGGAATCTATTAATCATAAAGTTACTCCATGTCTTAACATCCTCCTCTGATAATTTATCAAAGTAGTTTGGGTCTTGTTCCGATGTAATTGCAGCAATGTGGTCAAATAACTTTTTCCCTGCCATTATTCTACTATTGATGATGGTTTATCTCTCAATTCCAAAGGTAATAACTCTTGCAATGCTTTACCACATTGAGTACAAAGATACATTTCAATTGGAATGATTGAATCTTGTGCTTGGCCTGTTACTAATCTTGATAATTTTTTGAATCTAAATCCTGGCATAAATACTTTGTTGCCACATTCACAATCCATATCTCTTGCATCACTTATATTGATGCCCATTGGTAATCCTTGTTCCATTACTTTATAATGTTTAAAATTTGAATAATTGTACTCATAAATACGATTTCTTTATCTACTACTAATGCATCTTTGGATATACCTTCTGCTATAGTTAAGATTACATTTGCCGTATTACCTGCTGCATATTCATCTACCTTATCGTATAACATAGAATACATTTCAGAATAATCGTTTAATCTATTATCAGCAACCGCTTGTCTGATATTCATAAACATATTACGTTTGTCATCATTTGCTTTTAACAAATCTACTAATTTAGTTTGGAAGTTAGATTCCACCATAATTTGATGGTCTACTTTCAACTCTCCTTTTGCAGATTGTAATTGGCAAGTATTTAAGATTCTACGAATATCTGGATAATATGAACTGATAATATCTGCTACATTTTTTAAATCGTATTTAATCTTTTCTGCATCCAAAATTTTAGTCACCTGAACTGCTACATCTTTCTTTGTAGGTGGTGTGATTGCAAATGTTTGACATCTACTTTTGATTGGGTCAATAATCTTTTCGTGATAATTACACGTTAAGATAAATCTACAATGTTTAGAGAATGTTTCCATTAAGTTACGCAAGATTGCCTGTGCGTTTGGAGTCATATAATCAAACTCATCCAAAATGATAATTTTAAATCCTGCAAATCCCATTGAGGATGCAAAGTTCTTCACCTTATTACGAACTGTATCTACGTTGTTCTCATCTGATGCGTTGATAATCATACTATCACATTTGATTGTATTTACAATTAGTTTTGCAAGTGTGGTTTTACCAGTTCCTGCTTTACCATGTAATAACAAATGTGGAATATCATTATTGTCCAAATATTGTTGAATGGTTTCCTTTACGGTTTCATTACCAACATATTCGGCAAGAGTTTGTGGACGGTATTTCTCTACCCATAAACTATGCTCTCTTTTACTATTTTCGTTTGCGAAAAAACTCATCTTTTTTTATTTACCTGTTGAACCAAATCCACCTATACCTCTACTACTTTCACTTAATTCATCTACTACTTTTAATTGAATAACCGGATGAGGAACTATAATTATTTGACAAACCCTGTCACCAACATTATACGCAATAGAATCTAAACCATTCAATTTAATAAATGTTGCTTGTAATTCACCTCTATAACCTGCATCAATTACACCAACTGAATTACTCAATATCAATTCTGTGTTTCGTATCGATGAACGAGGAAATACTAATCCAACCATACCATCTGGTATTTCCATAGCAATTCCCAAACCATAAGTGATTTGAAATGATGTATTTTCTATGATTTTAGTTGCTACTAAATCCAATCCTGCATCACTCTCTTTTGCGTATGCTGGTTTAACTGAATTTTCATCCAATAATTTAATCTTTACTTTCATTTTTTTCTGTTTGCTCTTTTCTTACCGCTTTAGTTTCTTCTGAAATTTCTCTTGGGAAAATTCTAAAAGTCATTCCATTTTGTTGGAAATTCAATCCTTCACCTGTTTCTGGTTGGATTTGTAAAATCATCGGTGCTGATTCTTCTCCTTCATTTGACCATGCAAAAACTATTGGTTCATTGTTAAAAAATTGAAAACACCATTCTGCATCTACGATTGGTTTTGATTCAGGTGTGTTGATACTACCTGCTTTTTGTTGTTGTAATTCCTCTTGTGGAAATAATTCTAATTGTTCTGCCATTTTATTTTTATTTAATTGTTTACAAATATACGAAAAATATTTTAGAAATCAAAGAATTTTTTTGCAGTTTGAACTTCGTTAGATGCTTTGTTCCATTTCAATGCGTTGTAAAAATCATCTAATTTGTTTTCCAACTCTGCTTTATAAATCATATCTCTATCAATATACTGTTCTATAAAATCCATAATTTCTTTTGGGTCGTTGTAATCTTTGAATGCAACTGTATCTAACCCTAATGGATTTTGTCTTAAATACACCCACTTAACTTTATCACCATCTCTAATTGGTTCGTGCTTAAACGGTGAATTAAAGAATTTCAATAATCGGTTGTATGCAATTCCTGCTTTAACGTGTGCGGGTGTTCCTTTTTCAAACACTGCAATCTGTAACCCACTATCCTTTCTCCATTTACCATTATCATATTTACTCAACTCTTTAATTGCTCCACCTTTTGCAATGGTTTTAACTGGAAGTGTTGGTAAACTATTTTTAAATTCAATTAGGGTTTTATCTATATAATCATTATCTTTACCCATAAGAATATCTTTCAACATTGTTGACATAAATCCTTGAAATGCTTTAGGGAATGATGAACGAACTACATCTAAACCTTTTACGTCCAACTTATCACATTTGATACCATTCTTTAATACCATCCATTGTGCGTATCGTTTCTTTGCTACCCAAAAACCTGCTTTAGAGATATACTCTTTTTTGATTTCAAATCTATGTTTATCTTTTGGTATTCCAAAGAATCTTTCTGATAATAAATCGTAAAAGTTGTTTAAAAATGTTTGGGTTTCTTCTGCAATAGTATTAACCTCATCCGCCATTCTTTGTTCATCGAATGTTTTGTATTCTGGAAAACGATGTTTAACCAAAGGTTCTGCCATCATATAAATAGAATCAGTATCGATGTAGACGTTGTAATCTTCTTTTGTACCTAACTCTTTCCAATATTTGATGTTTGCCATCTCTGCCGTTTTCTTAATAACAGTTTGCCCCGTAATCGTAACTGCCTCTGCATTATCAATATCGTAAAACCGAAAGGCAGGAAGACCAAGAACACCATACATAGAATTAAGCAAAATCTTTTGAACAAGCTGCCTTTTCGCATAAAACTCATATTTTTCCGTATCACCCGCTTCACCATATTGACTTTCTAATTTTCTGAATTCAACTCTTTGTTTAAACCAAGTATCCAGAATATCAGCAATAAGACCGGGTTTGTCCTGATTGTACAAAACTCCGTTTGCCGCAACTCCTAAATTGCTATCTTTTATAACGTCTTGGAGTTCTGAACTACTATATTCATAAGTATCGTCTTTCCCAACAATTGTATAATTCCTATCTACACCTCTTACCCATTCTTCAGGATTCCAATTGGAAATCTTACCAATCTTTGTTTCTGGTGAAATATTAAGAGTCATAATGATTGATGGATATAGAGATGTTAAGTCCAAGTCATAAATCCAATCATACTTACCAACAATAGGTTCTTTTACATAAGCTCCGATAAACTTCTCTTCGTTATTATCACGAAGTGCCTGCATCTTCTCCTTTCTATCCTTTGGTTTGTTTGGTGCTACTAAACCTTTCTTTTTCAAATACGCTAAACACGCACCCTCTAAATATTTCGATGAGAACATATAATCTTCATACGGAACAAATCCCGCGTGGCAGATTGCCCTACATAACTCAATGAATTGTAGTTTTTCATCCATTGATACTACCAATTCCACATCGACAATGTTATATTCAATAAACTTTTCTAAATCGTTTTCGAATAAATCATCCAAACTTCCTTCGTATTCAATCTTACCTCTACCCAACTCTTTCTTTGCTATGTGGTCTAATGTATATGAACTCTCTAAACCATAGTTATAGTTTTTGTAAAGGTTGATGTAATCTAAAATAGATACACCACCAAAACTCCATCTTTGTCTGTAAGGAGAATAGAATGTTTCTGATATAGGTGATAATCTTTTTGCGTGTCCTTCACCACATACCCTTTTAATACGATTGTATAAATAAGGAATATCAAAGAAGTCAATATTCCAACCTGTTAGAATAGTAGGATTCACACCTTGATAATAAGTTAAAAATGCTAATAGCAAATTCTTCTCATTATCAAAGATGTGTACACTAACACTACGACCATCTTTATTGAATTGTTGAGCAGTGTTCTTTACCTTTCTTGCCTTATCCAACACAAACACATCATACAATTTGGTTACACTATCGTGTGAAGCAATTGCAGTGATTTCATTTTTTGCATCAAAGGTGTTTGGTAAACCACTAATCATTTCAACCTCAATATCAAAGGTCATTGTTCTGTTTCCTGCTGATGGAATATCAGAATCGTATATATCAACTAATACTCTGGTTGTTTCTGGAACATCGGATTCAAATAAATCAGGTGATTCATCTTTTTCCCATTTAGAAATCTTCCGTAATTTATCACCATACATAGAACGATGTTCACCTTGCTGGTCTTTAACATATGCATACTTTCTGTACGGAAATGTTTGATACCCATTAGCATCATCCCATAAGTGAATTAAATTCTTTTGTCTTTCGTAATAAATATTTTGATACATACTTTAATTTTAAGGTTTGTAGAAAATGAAGATTGGTTCGTATTTGTAAACCATATCACCTATTTTCATACTATTTTTAACTCCACTCAAATCAACACCGGTCATTGGACTCATTGTCATCTTAATCTTACCCTTATACTCACAACCCAACTCTGTAAGAATATCAATTGAATCCTGCTCTAATGGAAAAAACTTATCTTTACCCATTTTAATATCTGCAATATTCCAAAGGATGTATCTATCATTACGAAGATATTCAAATGCAGTTGTTAAAGTAGGTTTTAAAAACCCATCTCTCCAACTATCGTAATTATTGAACTTCTTAAATGATTGCGATTCATCGTTTGAGTATCTTTCTCTATCAAAGTATGGTGGTGATGTAAATACAAAATCTAATTCACCTTTATATTTTTCAAAGTTGGAATCTAAATGAATTATTTCAGAACCAGTTGTAAAGATTTCATAGGTATTTTGATGTCCCCAAAACGGATTACATGCACCAGGTATTTTATTATTAAAGAACTCTGCCAAATACTCATATCTTGTTTTACCAATTTCAGGTATTTGGTTTTCAGTATTAGGGTCATTACCTATGTAGTGAATATTTCTATCATCTACTGATAATGCTCCTAAAATTCTACCACCCCATCCTGCCGATGGGTCATAGATGTTAATCTTCTTTTGTTCCTTAATGTGCTCTGTAAATCTTTGATAAAGATACTTTGCAGTTAAAGGTGGAAAATTAACTACTGCCTGTGTTCCCATACCAATACGGAATGCCGCAGTTGCTTCTGGAAAGATAGTTTGTCCAAAAGGATATGTTTTAATCTGTATAGGTTGTTTTGGAATATCAATTAGATTATCAATATTCTCACCCCAATCAGCAGTTTTAAGTGATGAAATATTTTCATACTTCAATATACCTGCGTTATACAAATCTCTTACCTCTTGTGCAGTAATTGGTGGAGATGGAACTTTACTATCTGCCTGAGATAAACAAAAACCAAATCCTTTTTGAGTATCACCCTCTGCCCATTTCTCAATCCACTCTTTACCAGTTTGGATATGT